CAGTTTCCCTGATTGACGTGATGGGAGACGACCTAACAGTCGTCAACTCAGCCCGCGTCTCCTTCGATAAGTATAAAGAAGAGTTCGACGAGGGTGACACCAAGCTCATCCAGTATCTCGCCAAGCATAACCACTGGACACCGTTCAGCCATTGTCAGGCTACCCTACTGGTCCGAGCGCCTGTCTTCGTCGCCCGTCAGCTCTTCAAACACAAAGTTGGCCTGTCCGAGAACGAGATCAGCCGTCGATACGTCGATGCTGACCCCGAGATCTGGGTTCCCCATGAGTGGCGCAAGCGTCCGGAGAACAAGAAGCAAGGGTCCGGTGGTCCCCACCCCCGGCAACCCGAGCTGACCGCAGCCTACTTCGATGCCGTCCAGATGGCCCTCGCTGTCTACGACAGTCTGATCGAAGAGGGCGTGGCACCAGAGCAGGCCCGCATGGTCCTGCCTCAGTCGATGATGACCGAGTGGTACTGGACCGGCTCTCTCGCTGCGTTCGCACGGGTCTGCCGACAGCGGATCCATGACGACGCACAGCAAGAAACACGGCTCGTCGCAGAGGAGATCAACACAGTTCTCGCCCCGCACTTCCCGGTGTCGTGGGAGATCCTGTGCGGCCATCTGATCCCGCAGGACGAACCAATTCACTAATGCTCCGTATAGCACCCAAACCAAGGAGGCCCGCATGGCACTTGAGAAAGAGAAGGTCCTGATCGACGCGGATATAACAGCGTACCAAGTGTGCTCTGCCGCAGAGATCGAGTGGGACTGGGGCGACGATATCTGGTCGCTCATTACTGACTTCAAGGAGGTCAAGCGCAGCTTCAGGGACGCTATCGATACGATCTGTGAGGTGACCGAGGCAGACGGAGCGATCCTATGTTTCACGTCACCTGACAACTTCCGACAGGACATCCTCCCTAGCTACAAGGGCAACCGCAAGAGCACTCGTAAGCCGATGAACCTTGCGGCCCTGCGGGACTGGACGAAAGACGAGTACGAGGTAGCCATGCTGCCCCGTCTCGAGGGTGACGATTGTCTCGGGATCCTCGCAGGTCTCAACCCGAACTACTTCGTGTACTCCGCAGACAAGGACATGAAGACGCTCCCAGTACGCCTGTGGTCACAAGATGACCGCACGGTCTACCGAAACAGCGAGACCATCGCTGACTGGTACTGGATGAGCCAGACCCTCTCGGGCGATGCCACGGACGGCTACAAGGGCTGCCCCGGTATTGGACCAAAGAGAGCAGCAGACATCCTCGGTGAACCCGGGCAGCGGGATCTAGCAGATCTCTGGGAGCGGGTCGTCTCGGCATACGAGAAGGCAAAGCTCACCGAGGATGATGCTGTTGTTCAAGCACAGGTGGCCCGGATCCTTCGGCACACTGACTACAACCTAGATACTGGAGAGATCACCACATGGACACCGACGACCCTATAGTTGTCCGACCCTCTCACTACACGCAGTACAAGATCGAGCCGGTCACCTTCATCATGGAGAACCGGCTGTCATTCGAGATCGGGAACATCTGCAAGTACGCCTGTCGAGCGGGCAGCAAGCTGTACCCGGGACAGGACGAGACAGAGAGCCGGATAACCGACCTCCGTAAAGTGCAGCGTTACGCGGAGATGGAGATTAACAGGCTGCGGGGTGAACCGATCCTGTGAATGATCTCATCCAACACGCAGTGATCATGGGCCTATTGGCCCCTTTCGTCATCGTTGGAACAGGGGTCGTCTTCGGTCTCACGCTTGCCGTTATGCAGTTCATGCTCGGCATCGTGATGGGGATGATCCGGATGTTCTACCCAGAAGAGGAGGAGTGATGATCAAGCACGTCACACAGCAGCAGATGGTCGAGCGGTTCACGAAGGCAGTGGGCCAGCCCGTAGACCAAGAGCCGACCCTAGAGGTCGCTCGCCTGCGGCAAGACCTGATCATGGAAGAGGCAGGAGAAGTATGGGAAGAGCTGGAAAGGCCCGTCATCAACAAGGCGGCGCTCACAAAGGAACTCGCAGATCTACTGTACGTAGTTCACGGGACAGCGGTCGCCTTTGGGCTACCCCTCGAACCCGCGTTCGTCAGGGTTCACGAGAGCAACATGTCGAAGCTCGATACCGACTACAAACCAATCTTCAACGAGGCTGGAAAGGTCATGAAGGGACCCTTCTACAAGCCACCCATCCTTGAAGATCTATTCGACTAACCAAGGGGACCTCCGGGTCCCTTTTCTTTTTACAGGTGAATTATGTCATTCAAAGACACACGGGCGGAAATCGTTCACCGCCGAACTTATAGCCGCCCCAAGAACGACGAGGGCACCCAATTTGAAACCCTCGCAGAGGTAACCGACCGTATCATCAAGCACCAAGAGTGGCTTTGGGAACGGGCGCTAGGCCGACCCCTTAACTCCGAAGAACTAGGTGAACTTGATGATCTCTGGGAGGTTTTCTTCAACCTTGAAGCCTCACCGGCTGGCCGCACTCGTTGGCTTGGCGGTACTGATGTCGCTCGTACTCGCGAAGCAAGCCAGTTTAATTGTTCATTCAACACGGTACGTACTCCCTCCGATGTGGTTGACGGTTTCTGGCTTCTACTCCAAGGCTGCGGAGTGGGCTTCAAGCCCGAGACCGGAGTCCTCCGAGGCTTCCACAAGTCCATCGAAGTCCAGATCAACAGGTCCGCAAGACTGACCAAGGGTGGCCGCGAGACCAATGAGTTCTCGTCGCCAGTCAAAGGTGAGTACGTGCTGTCCATCGGTGACAGCGCTGAGTCTTGGGCGCGGTCTGTCGGTAAGCTGCTAACGCTCCCGGCTGACTGCACCAAGCTACAGCTCGACTTCTCTGAGATCCGACCAGCAGGTGACCGGCTCTCTGGATATGGCTGGATCAGTTCGGGTGACCGTGCGTTGGCCGAGGCATATGAGAAGATCTGTGATGTACTAAACCTGCGTGAGGGCAGTCTGCTGGACGAGATCGACATTCTCGACATCATGAATCTGCTCGGCACTACCCTATCGTCCCGGCGCTCTGCCGAGATCGCGTTGATGGATATCGACAACGAGCTTGCCCAGCACTTCATCATGGCAAAGAAGGATCACTGGATGCACCGCCCGTGGCGGGGTCAGTCGAACAACTCCGTCCTGTTCTGGAAGAAGCCTAGCCGTCTCGAGCTGGAAGGTATCTTCGCCAAGATGGTCGAGGGTGGTGGCTCAGAGCCGGGGTTCATTAACGGGCAGTCGGCGAAACGCCGTGCTCCGTGGTTCCAAGGCGTCAACCCGTGCGCAGAGATCCTGCTGGGTGGAGAAGGTAGCTTCTGTAACCTCGTGGAGATCGACCTATCCAAGTTCGGCATGGAGAACCCTCGGATCCTCAAGGTCATGCGCCTTGTGGCCCGGGCAAACTACCGCCAGACTTGCGTTGACTTCCGTGACGGTGTGCTCCAGCCAAGCTGGCATGAGACCAATGACTACCTACGCCTGATGGGCGTCGGGATCACTGGTATCGCAGCAGCAAATCCGAGCCGTGAGTACCTAACGGTTCTCCGTTCCGCAGCTCACGACGCTGCTAAGGAGATGGCCGACGAGTTGGGACTTCCATACGCTAAGGCGGTCACGACTGTGAAGCCCAGCGGCACCTTGTCGAAGGTCATGTCTACGACCGAGGGCGTCCACAAGCCGCTCGGGAAGTACATCTTCAACAACGTCAAGTTCTCGACGCACGACCCGCTGGTCCCTGCCCTAGTCAAGGCTGGGTACAAGACCTTCAAGGATCCATACGACGAAGATGCGATGATCGTGACGTTCCCGGTCGCAAACGAGACCGTGCAGTTCACTTCTGTCGATGGTGTCGAGGTGAACCTTGAGTCTGCTGTGGAGCAGCTCGAGCGCTACCGGATGCTCATGGAAACATACGTCGATCACAACTGTTCGGTGACCATCTCCTACGATGTCGATGAGATCCCTGCGATCCTCGACTGGCTCATGGAGCACTGGGATACTTACGTTGGCGTGTCGTGGATCTTCCGCAACGATCCAACCAAGACAGCAGAGGACCTAGGCTACCCCTACCTCCCGCAGGAAGTGGTGACCAAAGAGGCCTACGACGCCTACGTGGCAACGCTGTCTCCGGTCGATTTCATCGATACCGACAGTCTGGACGAGCTTGAGGATGACGAATGTCTGACCGGCGCATGTCCAGTAAAGTAGAGCTAATGCTCCATATAGCAGAGTGAGAACTATGGATAACCTCAAGATACCTTACGTATCTGATGAGGTCCTGAACTACTTGGAGGCCGTCTTCCCGGACGGTCTCCCGCAGGACCCTGTTTACGATCTCAATGAAACGAATTTCAAATCAGGGCAGCAGCAAATTATCCGGCACTTGCGGGAGATAAATGCCC